TAATAACAAGGGCATACACATTACGCGGTTGAACACCGTCGTTGTGTATATAGCCGTCGGCCGTCATCAGAACTGCTTGACAACCTTTCGGTCTTTGTGCCATATATCCCCCTCGTTATGCGCTACTTGAACTACTGCTTGACGAACTGCTCGAAGAACTCGAACTCGAACTCAAACTGCTCGATGAACTCGATGAACTCGATGAACTGCTTGAACTGCTCAAACTGCTCGACGAAGAACTCGACGAACTGCTTGACGAACTTGACGAACTCAACGAACTTGAAGAACTGCTCGAAGAACTCGAAGAACTCAAACTGCTCGAAGACGAACTCGACGAACTGCTTAATGAAGAACTGCTCGAAGACGAACTGCTCGACGAGGAACTGCTTAACGAAGAACTCGAAGAACTGCTCGAAGACGAACTCGAACTACTTGAACTCGAACTGCTCAATGAACTCGATGAACTGCTCGAAGAACTGCTTGAACTACTCGAAGACGAGGAAGAAGAACTCGACGAACTCGATGAAGAACTCGAACTCGAAGAAGATCCTATCCCGTCCGGAACTCCCCAGGTCGCTTCGTAATTAGTATCGGATACGGTCGCGTCATTATCCAACGTGATAAGATAATCGTTGAACTTTGACAAACCGTAATCCAAGAAATCTACGAGTGCGCCCTGGACTATTCCATCTTTGACTACCCAGGATCCGGCCGCGTTGATAGTTTCATATCTACGATCGGTCGTGCCCCATTTAAGGGCCGTGTATTGAGTAGTATAAGTCAAGCCATCTGCGGCGGTCTTATCCATACACGTATTGAAATACGCGCGGAGATTAGACAATGCCGTTACCAGGTCGCCTTGTGGTATGCCGGCCGCACGCGCTTTGATCGCGCCGCCAACGCCTACCGTAGTCGTCCCGGTATTCGAGAAGGTTTGAGTTATACCCTGGGTAGAGAGATAGTTTACTGACGGAATACCGCCATCGCTATCCATCTTCGCAAGCACTCCGTTCCAATTATTCAAGAACTTCTGAACATAATAGAACAGATCGGCTTGCGACATACCCGCTTTAACTACTTTGTGTGCGCTTGCCATTATTTACCCTCTTTTTTTGTAGGTTTACAGAAGCCGGGGGACGGGTTAGATCCCCCGGCTCCATAGGTTAAACTACTGCGTTCCTAACACAGTAAGACGAACGACGGCGGTATCCCAATTCGTAGAAGCGCCACCGGCCGCATTAAGCGATACGAGCGTGATAACCAAACCGCTAAATGTAGCGTGAACGGTTTGGAGATCCGCGTCCTGGCCCGCTTGGAGTTCGCAACCCAAGATTGCCGTGATCGCGGTAATCCCGTGCGTTGCCAGGGTAAGCGTAATGGTATCAGAAGCAGATACCGGAATACACGTTACCTGGACGATTTTATACTGTCCGGCTAACTCCGTGCCTTTTACCAATGTTCCCGTAGGTGTTCCCATTATTATTCTCCTTGTTCTTTGATCCGGTTTTAGAAGTGGGCCCCGATTTAAGGGTTCGGGGCCCTAAACCCGTATGTTTCTACTACGCCGTTGAAGCGGTCGTCGCGGCGGTCGCGATCGTGATCACGCCGTAATCGACGGAGTTGAATACCGGTTTCTGACAACCGAATATTGCTCCTACCGACATACCCCACTTGTTGCCGTAGTCGAAGGATTTTTCCACCCAATCGACATCTTTGCCCCAAGCGATAACGCCGGCTTGCTGACCGCAAAGAACTGCGCGGGCGATCGGAATTGAAGCCGCGCCGCCGTTCCAGGCGTAACAATACTGATGTTCGTGTATGATGACGCCATCATATACGCCGAGTGCTCCGGAGAATATCGGGTTCTCGTTTGTTCCGCGAGTTCCCGCTTCTCTCATTTCTTGCTTCCATACCGGATCTTTACGGAGATCTGTGATCTGATACGGGTGCGCGATAAGGACGTAATGATCCTTGCCGCCAACTCTCAAAGGCCTTACCCTCGGAGAAGCCAGGATCGCCATCTGCTTCGCGGCCTGGATAACCTTCGTATCAAATACCTCGTCGGCGGTCAAGGACGCGTCGGCGCCGGCATTGTTCGCCCATATCGAGCGAGAAGCGGCCGGGTTAGTCGGTGTGTTACCGAACGTTGAAGTGGTCTTGCCGCACAATTTATCCAGGAGTTCCTGGTCAATGCGTTCGGCCCACCAAATCTTCAACCGGTTCTTCGCGCTAACTCTCATATCGTAGCACGATTTCTTTTCGTCCATCTTACCCGTAAGACGAACGGCGGTTCTCAACTGATCGATGTTGATATAGGTATCATAATCGACCGTTGCTTCTTCGTTGCCTTCGAGTTCGCTATCCCCGGTTACACCCGCGCCGGATAGTTTCATACCCAGGCCATAAGTTACCTTATCGCCCTTGTCTTTCTTTAAGTCCGTGAACTCCTGGATCATAGATGTTTCTGACGATCCGATGAACCTCGTCATATACAACTCGTCCTGGACGTCCGCGAACAATTCTTTACGCCACAACTGCTTGCGTAAGTTCGCTATTGTAATTGAATTAGCCATTGTATTACCTTTCGTTATCCGTTATAAAGCAACTTGTCCCGAACAGATTTCGGAACTTTTCTAAACTGCGCCGTAGTCATACGGAGCAACTGATCTACTGTATATTCTTCCCCGCCCTCGCCACCACCGGTTCCACCGGATCCGGACGTTTTGGGCTTGTTGGCGTTAGCGTTGATCTTGTCTAACGTCTTTTTACCTTCTTCGGCCTTATCGGTTTTAGGTGCTTCTGCCGATGGCTTGAAAAGGGAAGTGAAGCGCGGATCGCTACGGATAATATCGTAGGTTAGGATAGCGGCGTTCTTGCCACGAACATAAGCGTCATAGATCTTCTTCTCGTATTCGGCGTTTCCCTGGACTATGATATTTGCCAACTCCATTACCTCATCATAATCCGGAGCGTCTTTTCCGTTTTCTCGACGGAGTTCGACTAACTGCCGCGCGTTCATTTCTGATACGCGGACGGTCAACTGCCGATCACGGGCGCGACGGGCCTGGTCTTCCCTCTCGTTCATCTTCTTCGTGATCTCACGAAGTTTTCCGACGGTCGGGAAATCTTCCGGATCCGCTTCCTTGCCAAAGAGATCTTCATCTTCCTCTTCGGCCGGCTTATCCGGCTTGTCATCTTGCTTTAATTTCGCTTCCTTAATCCGTTCGAACATTAAAGCGTCGCGATCTTCTTCCGCTTTCTGCGCTCTCTTACGGGACTTTTTCATTTCGTAGAAGAGCCCCTTCTCTCGCTCGTTATACCCGGATAGGTCTTCCTGGCCGTCCGGTTTATCGAGTTCCCTTTCGATCTTTCCGTGAAACGTTCCATCGTCGGTCTTCTTCTTATCGGGGGCCGGCTCTTCCGACGGCTTTGCCTTTCCCTCGTCTTCGGGCTTCTTTTCCGCTTTGCCCGCTTCGTCGCCCTTATCATCTTCGCCTGGCTTTTCGGCGGCTTCGTCCTTTTTGCCGGACGGGGCTTTATCTATATCGTCCTTCTCGAAATCGACGTCATCTTCCTTGCCTGGATCAACCGGTGCTTGTGCGGTGCCTTCCGGCGCTCCACTCATAACAAACGCGGTTTCCTCTTTCGATAAGGTTTCGCCCTTATCTAACTTCTCTTGAACTCCGGCTTCGGTAATTTCTGCCATTGTGATACTCCTTTGTTATCTACGTTTTTATAAGGGAAACGTAGTTATCCCCATCGACCTATTCGCCGGTCGTGGCGGTGCCCGTAGTGTTATTGGGCCCTTCGTATTTCTCGATCGTAAAAAAGTTCTTTACTACCTGGATTATCTCTTGAAGCGTATCCATTTCCGGATACTTGCGGAGTTGATAAATGCTCTCTACCAGGCGAACGACGGCAAGCGACGTTACGGCCAGGGCCCCGATTATCTTTAATATGAATAAAAGAATATTAAGCATATTACCCCATCATATAGTTTTTGGGCTTCTTGCCGGCATACTTCATTGTCATCGCCTTCTTATGCGCGGCCGGTTTCATTTCCTTATGGAACTTCGGCATTTCCTTCTTCATACCTTTTACGTATTTCATCAATCCCCCTTATGCGACCGGTGCGGCGCCAGGCGCCCCCGGTTGTGGTTGCGCGGCCGCTTGTATGCGCTTAATAATGTCCCCACTATTGGGAACAGAAGAGAACTCCAAAATGACGTCCGGCGGGATCGGCATACCCGCTTTCGCCAACTCGGTCAACTGATCGAAGGTTTCGCTTCTAATCGAAGCGGAATTGTCGGCTTCCGTGATAACGACGTCATACTTGCCGTCCTGGATCTGTGTCAAGAAGGCGTCCAGGTAGCCGTCATCTATCCCGTTCTTGGTCATAAAGTCCTGGCCCACGATCTTCTTGATCTGATTTTTATCGAAGATATGCGGGATCATAGCGAAGATCGCCGTGCCTATCATTTCCTTTGTGAAGCGGAAGTTACGGAAATAAGGCGAAAGGATCGTAACGGCTTGTTTGATACGCAAGGCAATAGCGCGGCCGGACGTGTTCTTGTCCTGGATAGCCAGGGCGTCGGCATTAACGCCGGATATATCTTTTATATCCTGGCCCGATTGCTCATAATCGCGCACGTGCCCGGCCGACATAGATACCGGAGAGATACGTTCAAGCGTGCGATCCTTGCGCTTCTGTATGACTACGCCAGGAGTGGATCCAATCTTTTCCAGGTCTTTCCACCCTTCCGGCGTAAGCGCGTCATCATCACCTATCCACCCGGAGTTCGCGGACGTGTTCAAAATATGAAGGAATTGCGACCGGCTCTTGTTCAGTTCCTTCTGCGGATCCTTGATATTGCGGACTATGCCCTTCAATTTTAGCACCTGGTCGGTGTCCTTGTTTCCAACGTTCGGGCGCCATTTGGCCTTAAACGGGAAGAACGGGAAGCCGTGAAAGTAGGGTTCCAGGGGGCTCTTGATCTCTTCTTGTAGCACAACGCCACACGCGGAAGCGGAGTAATACATACAGAATACGCTCTTCTCGATAACCTTGACGTCCGGGATCATAGGTGTCGGCGGCTTGGGCGGTTGCCCTGGGTTGACGGCTTCTGCCGGACTTACTCCACCAGGGCCGGGTTGCGTGAGCGCCTGGTATCCGGTCATAGCGGCCATATTACGCGCTTCATATAGGCCCAGGATCTCGTTCTTCTTGGCTTCGGCTTCTTCCCTGGTATCGTAACGTTCCAGGCGGTTATCGTTCACATTGAAGACGAAATAGCGCATATCCTTACGCTTTTCCCATAGTTCTTTGAGCAAATACTTCTCTTCGGTCGAAGGATCGGTTACGCTGTCCGGCATTTCGTCGATATACTGATTTGGATCCTTGCCTAAATGGTAATTGTCCGTATCTCCTTCGTGGCTCATACCCGAAACGTCAACGTAATCATCTACGTCGTGGACGAAACCCTTGATCTCGGCCTTCTTCTTCGGGAACAGATCGATCAACTGCGTCTTCTCTAATTTCGACAACTTGACGGCATAACCGCAATCGGATAGGTCATATTCCCGGCTATTTGGGTCAAAAACGACGGTCGGGTAGCCAATAGGCGACAATAAACGGAAGATTAGATCGCCATTGATGATGTCCTCGTCATACGATATGGCCATTTCGATAAGGCCCTCGCCACCTATAAGGCCGTCTTCGAATTGTTGCGACAACTTATATGATAGTTTCGTCCACTTGTCTATGGCCTTGACTATCCGGTCGCCTACGTCCGCGAACAACTGATCCTCGCCGCCTTCCGGGTTTACCCGGATCCTCATTGAGTTTTCGATCTCATACCCTACAACCAGGTCAACAAGCGGCTCGATCTTGTTAAACGTAAGGCACGGGCGGCCCTCGTTCTTCAACTGATCGATCTCTTCGGTCGTCCATTGAGCGCCCAGGGCGAAGCGGTAATCGTCCTTTGCGGCTTCTCTCCAATTCTTAATGGCCCGGAGTGCCTTCTTGGTCAACTTCTCGATCTTCGCTATAAGCGCGTCTTCGCTATCGTCCGCGCCCTCTTCCTTGTCCGTTTCCGGCGTAGGACTATCGCTTATTGGGTCAACTTCCGCTATTTCCTGGTCAAGATCTTCCATTAAACCCCCTTAAATCGTTATTTGGGCCCTTCAAATTGGGCCATATTACCCGGCCATAGCGCCAACGCCGCCATATACGGAAGATATGACCCGTCCGCTATTTCCCGGCCCACTATGGCCCTTGTAGTCGTTTCTCGCTACTTGCCTGGCCCGGCTCATACCATACTGAAAGTAAACCCAGGCGTCTGCTCTATTCGGCGACCTTCCCAGGCGTTCTTTGATGTCTTCCTTCGGCTCGATCTGTATCTTGCCCTTCTTATTGAAAAAATACTTCACTTCCATTAACTCGTCAATTAGCATTTGATCGTTGCCTGGTATGGACGCCTGGCCCTCTTCTGCCCTTTGCTTGGCCCGGAACCACATTTCTGCGCGTAGGTTCTCAAATTGCGCGTCGTCCGGCTTACCGGCGCTATGTATCTCCTGGACGTCTATGTCGCCTAACCTCATATCCCGGAGTGTGTCGATCGTGCCGCCGCCTACCCCATCGCCGTCTACTATGATGAAGTTACCCTGGACGGCCCCGTTGACTATCAACGCCCTGGACGCTGTGGCCGTAGTGGATAGGCCGGTATAGGCGTCCGTCTTCTCAATCTGTCCGTTCGTGCCGCCATATATGACGCTTTCATCATCACCAAAGCGGCCCACGTCAACGGCCGTTCCACGATATACACGCGTTTCCTTCGTCTTGTAGTCCGTCATCTTGTTGATCAATGCCTGGGAAAAGACGTTATCAATGGACGATAGCGGGATCTGCCCCAGGACGCGGC